GAATCATATGTTAAAGATAAACCTGTTAAGAAAAGAAAAGTTGTTAAACATTGGAATGATTTAGATGACTAGGAGGTCAACATGGAGTTTTTAATTATGTATACAATAATCTATACCTTTATAGGTTTACAGAACTCAGGAGTTTTATAATGAGTAAGTATATTATAAATTATAAAATGGAGTTTAAGGCTAGACCTACTAAATTTGAAGTACAAGATAAGTTATGGAATTTATTAGCTAAAGGTTTTGTTTTAAGAACAGTAGAAGAAAACGATTATTATGTAACTAGAAAAGAAGTAAAGGAGAAAAAATAGTGCCGAAAAAAGTAACGATAGATGATTATAAATCAGATAGTACTCCACACAGTAAATTACTGTACACAGTAGCAAAAAAAAATAATTTAACGATTGAAGATTTAGCTAGAGATTTAAATTTTTCAAAAAATTATATTAGATGTATTTTAAAAGGCACACATTTATTAAGTCCAAATAGTGCATTTATAATTAGAAAAAAATATGAAAGAGAGAATATATGAAATGGTTAAAAGGAAACCAATAAAAAAAGATAATACCAGTAGCCACTGGAAGAAACTTATACATTTAAAAATGTGTAGTTTTTGTGATAATGCAGCAGTTCAGTATCATAAATTAAAATATTACTGCAAAGAATGTTATGAAAAATTAATTAAGGAGATAAAATGATATTAGAATATATTGCCAAGAAAAATAACTTAAGTAAGTCTGATATAGCAAAAGATTTAGACATATCAGAATCAATGGTAACTTTATTATTTCAAGGTAAAAGAAACCCAAGCATAAAACTTATTAAAAGAATAAAGAATACTTACAATATTTCTTTAAATAAAATTATGGAGGATTTATGAACTGTTATAATTGCAATACAAAATTAATATGGGGTGGTGATCATGATATAGATGACAGCTTTCAAGTAGATGATGAAGTAAAAGATTATAATATGATCACTAATTTAAGTTGCCCTAAATGTGAAGCACTTGTTTATGTTTATCATAAAAACCCTAATTGTATACAGGAGGAAGTATGAAAGAGAAACTATTTTATTTTCCATTTTATCCATCAGATTGGTTAGCAGATACCTCTATATTAAATTTAGAGGAGAAAGGTGCTTACATTACATTAATTGCTACAATGTATCTCCAGAAGGATTGTAGCCTGTTTAAAAGGCATATACCGAACATATTAGGGGTAACGGATGAAAGAAAGTTTAATAAACTGATGCAGAATATCATACCGCTATTAATAGATGATGGTGAAAAGTATACACAGAAAAGAATAAAAGAAATTAAGAATAAGATAGAAGGCATTGTAGAAAAGAAACGACAAGCTGGTATAGCATCTGGTGTAGCTAAAAGAAGAAAGTTAAACATAGTAACTACTAAAAACTACACTAAAAAGATAGATAAATTTAGTGATATAAGTGCAATAGATAAAGCTAGAAATACTTTAAATAATAATTAATTTATTACTTGACTATTAGTCAAACGTATGTTATCATGTTTACATGATTAACAAAACAAAGGAGCTTACAATGACTAAAACAAAAATAAAATCAAAGTACAAGAACATAATTTTTACTAAAAGCAAAAGAGGTGGTTATGAAGCTAATATTAGTGATGAGCTTTTTAATAAGGGTTATTACTTTTACAAAGAACTTAAATATACTGGCAGTAGACAAATGTGGGTATTGATGAAGGGTATTAATGAATTAAAAGTAAATTCTAAACTTAGCACTCTTGATTGGTGGATAGAAAGAAATATAAATAAAAAGGAAAGTGCATAATGACAAATGATATAAAAGTAATGTTAAAAGATGCAATGAAAGTAGATGAGTTAGTAATTCAATTACAAGAGGTTGACCATGAATGTGGATACCATGATGGTTCATTTGAAGGTATGTTAAGTTACTACACTAAAGATATTATTATAGATGAAGCAGAAAACAGATTATCTATGGCTAATGAAAATTTAGGATTAGATAGTATGTTTGGTATGTCCCCAGAAGATGATATGTATTCAATACACATAAAAGAGAAAAGACAGTTAGAAAGATTTATAAAGAAATGGAAAAGTCATTAATGTCTAATCATGTAGGTGTAGTAGGAGATCGTATCACTGCTACACTTACTGTACGATTTGCCAAATACTTAGGTGAAACAGAATGGGGTTATTCTAAATTCATGGTATCATTAAAAGATGCTACTGATAATATTTATATCTATTATGGCTCACATTGTATTGCTGAAGCTACAGAAATAGTAACACTAAAAGCAACGATAACAGATCACAATATCTATGAAAATATTAAGCAAACTATTATTAAAAGACCTAAGATAATAGAGGTAAATTAAGTACCCCTCAAAAGGGAATAACTCGCTGTGTGTTACCATCCACACCTAATCCTAACACTCATACCCAATAGATATACTACCATACCCCTATAACAACTAACTAATTATACTAGCATTATAACTATACTTTTATCTTTAACTTTAACTTCTATTATTGTTTAAACATAATCCCAGTTATGTACAGTTTATGTTAAGCATATGTACAAACACCTGTACCAATTATGTTTAAGCTGTGTTGATACAATATTAATATATAAAGAATAATATATATACTAACACTAGTATGCCTATATACCTTATAGTAATATATCCTACAGCTTTCATTCTTTTGTTTTATGTTAGGCAATAATAAAAATACATCTTTATCCTTCTACAAAAAAGGCCTGTGAAATAAAGCTACATAAACAATAAGACTTAGCGGTGTTACTTTCTATCTATAATCTATTAACAGTAACTGTATAAGCATTTAAATAACTTTATATGGCATATAGGTATTATATTTATATGTATATATAACAATCAATAAGCTAGAAGTATTATATGTGTATGTATAACCAAGTAGAAGGTTCATTAAATATTTTATTATTTGATTTTTTTTTTTAAAAACGGAGGTGGGGGGTAGTCGGCTACTATCTATAGGCATATATCTCTTGTACATCTAACATACTACATAAGGCTTTACATAATATAAAAATATAAAAAAGGCTTTACATAAATTGTTATTTTATATATATGCTATTATATGAGTGATACAAAAAGCAATACAGGTCGCCCAGCTTTTGAAGTAACGGAAGAAATAGAAAGGCAAGTATCATTAGCAGTAGGGTTTGGCCTTAGTCATGTGCAGATAGGTAAGCTAGTAGACTGCGATCCTAAGACACTTAGAAAATATTTTAGAAGAGCTTTAGAAAGCGGTAAAGAAAGATTGACTATGGATATAGGTAGTCAGTTGTATAAGAAGGCAATGAATGGAGATACAATATCTGCAATATTTTTGGCTAAAACCAAAGGCGGTTTTAGAGAGACTGTAGAGCATGAAGGACTACCTAGTAATATAACAGTAAGTTTTAATTTAGATGATAAGAAACCGATTGAAGCTGAAGTAGTAAAGGAAAAATTAACACATGGCTAGAAGAGGATTATATTCTAATATTAACGCAAAAAGAAAACGTATAGCAGCTGGGTCTGGTGAGAAGATGCGTAAAGTAGGAGATAAAAATGCACCAGCTAAAGGTATCTTTAAGAAAATTGCAAATAAAATAAAAAAGAAAAAAAGGAGTACATAATGAATTACGGATATGGTAGCAATAAAAAAATGACTAAGAAGAAACCTATGAAGAAAAAAACTAAAATAGTTATGACTAAGAAAAAAACAAAAAAAAGGATGGCATAATGAAAGGGGTAAAGCATTATAAAAGAGATGGTTCTTTACATACAGGTGCTAGCCATAAAATGGCAAATGGAGTTTTGCATAGTGGTAAAGCTCATACGAAGACAAGTGTTAAATTATTTCACTTTAAAGACCTTTCTAAAACAGCAAAGGCAAAGACTAAAAAAGGATGAGTATAGACTATAGAGGTGTAAAGTTAGATGGTGTTAATAAACCTAAACGCACACCTAAACATCCTACAAAATCTCATGTAGTATTAGCATCAGAAAATGGTAAAAAGAAACTAATACGTTTTGGGCAACAAGGAGTATCTGGTGATAAAAAAAATACACCTCGGTCTCAATCATTCAAAGCACGACACGCAAAAAATATATCAAAAGGAAAAATGAGTGCAGCGTTCTGGGCTAACAAAGTAAAGTGGTAATATGCACATAACTATTCCTTACACACCCAGACCACAACAAGCAGACTTACATAAAAATGATAAACGATTTAAGATTTGTGTATCCCACAGACGTTGGGGTAAATCTGTTTATGCTATAACAGAAATATTACGTAAAGCATTAGAAATAAAAACAGAAAGAAAAGATGGTAGATACGCATACATTGCTCCGTACTACCGACAGGCAAAAGCTGTGGCTTGGGATTATTTATTATATTATACAAAAAATATTCCTGGTACTAAAGTAAACCAATCTGAACTACGAGTAGATTTAATAAATGGTAGTCGTATACGATTGTATGGTGCAGGAGATGACCCTGATGCTCTAAGAGGAATATTCTTAGATGGTTGTGTTTTAGATGAATATGCAGATATGTCTCCTAGAATGTGGAGTGAAGTAATAC